TTTACAGCTTGGGTATTTAGCATTTACGGAAGTTTAATACCTTTGGTTATAGTAATAGCTTTATTGATTTATCACATAGGAGGCAGGGGATAGCAAATGGAATGTTGCGCATGGTGTAGTTCGCTTTTTAAGAGAAGAGTTTGAAATAAAGCAAAATGGTATGGTCGAAACCGTATGCGGTGCATGTTTTGATAGATGGAACTATGATAACTTATAAATATTGGGCTTGTGAAACAAGTACTTTAGGAGGTTTTGAAGTGGTAACTTTAGGTTTTATAAATTCAGAGATAGACAAACTACAAAAGAAAATTGATGATGCAAGAGAAAAGTATGGTCATACCGGTTCACCTTCTACGTTAAAGACAATAGAACATCACGAAGACTTAATCCATTGCTTGCTTTATGCTAAAAATCATAAGTCTGATGTTGATGAAGGATATAGAATTTTTTCTACATCAGCAAAAGCACTTCATGAGCACTATCAAGAAATAATTGCTAGTGATATTCCAGCAGATGAGAAATTTCCAAAAATCGAGAAGGCAATAATGGGCATGAGCTACTTTAGGGAAATTAGCGAGGAGGTATTAAATAATGCTGAGCAGTGAAAGGTTTTTGGAGGTAGAAAAGGGTCGCCTAATGTGCCAAGACTGCAATGTTAATACAAAGCTGTGCGAACGATATCGGTGTCCCTGGTATGACCTAAGACCTAGTAAGGAAGAACGGGAAGCATACGATGCCAAACTCAAAGAGATGATCGAGGCTGAGGCAGATGGGCGGTTGGTGGTACTGCCTTGTAAAGCTGGGGATGCGATTTACATACATGATTGGCGTGAAAGTCCGAGAATTAATGTTTACTCTGGATATGTGACCGACGTTAGTGTAGGGAATAAAGAAATAAGCATTCAGGTAAAAGCAAATGGAAATAGTCGATTTGAACAGCTTCTCAATTGGAACGGTGGAAGTTATAGCGTGGAAAGTTTAGGCGGGGATATCTTTCTGTCCCGTGAACAAGCCGAAGTCGCACTGAAAGAAAGGCAGGGAACTCAATGAGCACGGACAATAAAACATTATATGATGATGTAGTTGAAAGCCATGGCATGAAAGGTGCGAAATACTCTCTATACTGCAAAACATGTGATAGTTGGGTACCAAATACTGCTAATTATGAAATGAAGAAAGAGGGATGCATAGCGCATAGCCATTCTTGCATTAAATATCCGGACGGAACTATCAGTGGCAGAGATTCGGGGGGGGGGCTGTGCCGAATGAATCTTGATACATAAAAAACAAACCTATCATGGCAGTAACCACAAAAGAAAAAGGCAGCTCTCGCCGCCCAATGAAACATCCCAACAACATTATACTGCGTTTAGTCAGAAATGTAAATAGGAGGCGGGGGTTGGATGAAAACAAGCGATTTAAGCAAGCTTTACTACTTAGATAAAGAAATTGCAAAATTAGAGGAAGACTTACGTAAAACGGACTTTGATATTTTAGACCTAGCAGAGCGTACTGGCGGCAGGCTGTCACACACGCCAAGAGCAAAAGGCGGGTACGATACAACTGATAGGCTGGTTAGTCTGGTAGACTTAAAAGTCAAGACAGAAAAGTCAATCCATAAGAACCTTGCCAAAGCACAACAGGAAAAAATAAAAATTGAGGAATTTATAAGCGGCATTGAAGATGCAGAGATCAGATACATAATCAGGCTACGCCACCTTGACGGCTTGAGCTGGAAAGAGGTTGCGGATGAGGTTGGGCGAGGGAATTACATGCACCACAGCGCACCTAGAAAGAGGCTCGAAAGGTATTTGGAGGAAATGTCCCAAATGTCCCCTTGCAATTCAAGGGATAATGATTTATGATATACTTGTAAGAATATCAAACAGCCCCTGCAAAGAGGGCTGTTTTTTTATATCCTAGAGCCGAAAGGCTCTTTTTTGTTGCCAAAAAAAAGGGGGGGTGGCGGTTATAGCAAAGAATAAAGGCGGTAGACCGCCAGCCTACAAAACAGCTGAGGAAATGCAAGTAGTTGTTGATGATTATTTTATTCAATGTGAGGGCGAATACCTAAAAGACGATGATGGAAGACATATTTTAAACAAAAATGGTCATCCGGTAAAGGTTAACACTAAAAGACCTACTGTAACAGGCCTTGCCTTACACTTAGGGCTTGCTACTCGTTCAGCGTTGTTGAATTATCAGGGTAAAAAAGAGTTTATGTACACGATAACACGCGCAAAGTCACGCTGTGAAGAGTGGACAGAGGGCATGCTATATACCAGAGACGGTGCAAGGGGAGCAGAATTTTCCCTCCGGTGCAACTTCAAGTGGGATGATAGACCACCAGAGCCGGTGCTAGACAGTGATATCGGTGTAGACATGACTAGGCTAATTAATGCAATTCGGAATCCGGTAGATGGTCATAAGATGGACGGTGATAATTAATGAGCGTGAATGTTCCGGCTTCGCTGTCTAAAAATCAATACGCATATCTGCAAAGGACATTTGACTCATGGTTTAATGTTGCCGAAGGGGGTAAAAGGGGCGGCAAGAACGTCTTGAATACCCTAGCCTTTGCATTGAACTTAGAGCTACACCCAGACCGCCTGCACCTTATCGCAGGGGTAAATATATCGGCAGCTAAGATAAACATAATTGACTGTGACGGCTTTGGGCTTGCGAATTTCTTTGAGGGACGCTGCCGGGAGGGCGAATATAAGAACCGAGAAGCATTGTTCGTTAAGACGCAATCAAACGGCGAAAAAGTTGTATTAATCGCAGGGCTAGGGAAAGACCGGGAAGAGCGCAAGATAAAAGGCATGTCGGTTGGCATGGTTTACATAACAGAGGCTAACGAGTGCCACCCTAACGGCCTGAGGGAGTGTTTTGACAGAACCTTAGCGAGCAAGGCCCGCAAAATATTCCACGACCTAAACCCCAAAGCAGAGGGACATTTTTATTATAAGGATTTTTTAGACTTCCACGAATTACAACAGGAAGTTGACCCGGAATACGGTTATAATTACGGACATTTTACCATATTCGACAACATGAGCTTGACCCAAGAGCACGTTGACCGGGAGACTGCGAAATATGATAAATCTAGCGCATGGTTTAAGCGTGAGATTTTAGGCAAGAGAATGGCTCTAGAAGGGCTTGTCTATCCTATGTTTAACAAGGATTTCCACGTTGTGCCAACTGTGCCTAGAACTTACGAAAAATATTGGATAAGCGGCGACTATGGCACGATGAATCCTTGTGCGCTTTTGTTATGGGGCCTTTCCAATGGCGTATATTACCTTATAGACGAGTATTATCATGATGGGCGCAAGGGCGAACCCAGGACGGACGAGGAGCATTATGACGAACTTGTAAAATTGGTTGACAATAGACCAGTATCACGTGTGATTATAGACCCAAGTGCAGCGAGTTTTATTACTCTCATAAAGCGCAAGGGAAAATTCCGTGTCCGAGAGGCCGACAACGCGGTTGTAGATGGTATACGCGAATGCGGAACTGCCTTACAGCAAGACATTATAAAGATTAACGATTGCTGCAAGAACACAATAACGGAATTCGGCCTGTATTCATGGAATTCTAAGTCAACCGAAGATAAACCGATTAAAGATTCAGACCATTGCATGGATGCAATACGCTATTTAGTTAAAACTCTTAAAATAACAGTTCCCAAGCGCAAAGGGTTCATTATACATTAAGGCGGTGAGAAAACTTTGATAACGGCACAAGACTTCGAGGCGGCTAATGACAGGCCGTCTTTTATATTGCAAGCAATACGGGAGTACATGGCCTCTGAAGATTATCTCACCGCCCAGACCGCCCAGAAGTATTATGCACGAAAAAACCCAGAAATATCAAAGCGCATGTCATATCTTGAGCGTTCCCGGAAATATACCGTTGATGTGCATTACCATAAGCTATGTAGCGGCTTCTTTCGGCGATTGATAATGCATCAAAACGGATATTTGCTAGGTAATGGAGTATCACTTGAGGAATCTGCAAAAGAAAAGCTAGGTGGTGATAGCTTTGACGAGACCTTGCTACTTATTGGCAATGATGCCCTAGTAGATGGCGTTGGCTGGGGGTTTTGGGATCATGAAAAAGGTCTGATATCTTTCAGGGCAACGGAGTTTTTCGCTCTATTAGACGAACGTACAGGCAGCCCAATGGTAGGGGTTAGATTTTACCAGATTGACCCTTCAAAGCCGCTTTATTTTACTGTGTATGAGCGTGACGGAGTGACAGAATATGCTGTGAAAGACAATGGGGAGCCAGAAGTATACAAGGACAAAACTCCGTACCAGACAACAGTAGGACGTAGCGCAGCAACGGGAGATAAGGAAATCATTCTAGGTGTTGCTAACTATGATATTTTGCCTATATTCCCACTTTATGCGAACGAGCTTAAGCAGTCGGAGATAATCGGGCTTAAGGGCTGGATAGATGCGTATGATTTCGTGGCCTCTGACTTGATAGACAGCATCACACTTGTAGATGGCCTGTATTCTATAGTCAAAAACTATGGCGGGGATGATTTAGAGCAGCTTGTGGCTGAGATTAACGAAAAGAAGGTTATCTTTGAGGATGATGGCGACGGTGGTGCAAGTTCTAGGCACGAGGTTGTCGAAAGTCCGTACATAAGCAAAAAAGAGGCCTTGGCCTTTCTTGAAAATAGAATTGTTATAGACTTCATGATTCCAAGTCAAATATCAGGCAGGGCGGCTACAGCAACCGAAATTAACTTAGCAAGAGAGCCTCTTGATTTTAAAGTGGATATATTCGAGTTGCAAGTATCTGGTTTTATAAGAAACATACTGCGCCTACTTGGGATAGATGAAAAACCGAAGTTTAAGCGCAGAACAACAACAAACGATACCGAGATTACGAACGCTATATCAACGATGCGAGAGGATTTGTCACTCGAAACCGCTTTAGCACTTTATCCATACATGCCAGAGGACAAGATAGAGGAAAATATTAAACAGCTTGCAATTGAACAGGCCGCTTTAGATGCAGTAATTGACGATGACCCGCCAGACGATCCAGAGGGTAATGAATAATGGGCGCACGTGACTTGGCTGCTAGGATGACCGATAGGCAACAGCAGGCACTTGATAGGCGATTGCAACAGAACTATCGCACAGCCCTAAACACCGCCCTAGAACGTCAAAAAGAGGCCATTGACAGGCTTTTAGCATTTGATGAAGCACAGTTCCCCGGCCTTAGCCCAGAACAACTACAGACGAAGAAAAGAGCTTATGTTAGGCGTGTAATGCGGCAGACAGACATAGCAAACAATATTGCCGCTGAAATAGCGAGAGGTGGTCAAGCGGCCTCTCAGATGATTCAAGATGAATTAGCCCGGGCTTTTTCACTTAACCTTGATTGGGGGCGGTATTCGCTAGACCGTCAAGCAGGTGTTTTTCTTGATTGGCCCATGCTTGATAATCGACAAATGCAGGTGCTAATGAAGCGCCAACAGTCGCCTTTTACACGGATATCCTATAGACGAATGGGGCAGTCACAGGCTACCGTAAACAAGCTTAAAAACGCATTTAGGCAGTCAATGATGTTGGGCGAAAGCCGGAGGCAATTGGAACAGAGAATAGCTAAAGTGTGCCGATATCAAACCTTATATCAAGCGAGGCGTACAGCGCAGACCGAAATAGTACGGATTCAGAGCCAAGCACGATACCACAGCATGGCAGAGGCCGCTGATATGGGGCTGGAGCTTGAAAAAGAGTGGCGCGCCAAAATGGTTAACACCCGCGACACTCATAAAGATTTAGACGGCGAGGTTGTTGAATGGGATAAGCCGTTTGTGACCTCCGAAGGTAATGAGCTAATGTATCCGGGCGATCCAAGCGCCCCAGCGGAAGAAGTGATTTTCTGCCACTGTTACGTTATGGAAAGGCTTAAAAATGTACCTGAGAGCGTTAGGCGTTACCGTGAAGAAATGGCTCAAAATTACGGCTTTAACGAGTGGAGAGCTAAGAAGAAACAAGAATTGCAGAGGGTAAGGAGGGGTGCTTGATATGTCAGTTGAATTTAAAGACAATTCGGCGCAAGTTAAAGCGCAGATGGACGGAAACATTAAACGAGCCCTAACTGCAATGGGCATACAGGGGCTTGAATTCATACATAACACAATGGACAATGGCTACGGCAGCCCTGTTTACGACACTGGAACGCTGCACCGTGACCAACAATATAGGGTTGATGAAAAGGTGAAAGCAACGTCATGGGGCGTTTCGAAAGGCGCTCTATCTGCTCCGTATGTTGCATGGGTACACGAAGGTACATCAAAAATGGAGAAAAGACCTTTTATTCATGATGGTATTTTCAATAACAAAGGAATGCTGGAAGAAACAGCGACAATGCATTTAAAGCAAGGATTCTAACCGCCTATGGCGGTTTTTATATGCCCAGCAAGGCGTAAAACTGCAATCACAGCGGCGAAACCGCGTAAAAAATCGTAGTGATATGGAGGAAATGAAATGACAAGGAAGTTTTTGCAAGGGCTAGGCATAGACACGGACATCATTGATAAAATCATGGACGCGCACGGCGAGGGCATTGAGCGTGAAAAGGGGGTTGCTGAAAAGCTTGGGACAGAGATCAAGAAGCTTAAGGGCGAACTTGAAACAGCACAAAATGACCTAGTAGAACCAGAGGGTGCTGACGACTTAGGGCAGAAGGTTAAAGACCTTCAACAGTTGTTAGATGATGAAATCGAAGCCCACAAAACGACAAAAGGCAATTACGCAGCGGAAAAAGAAGGTGCTGTTATTGACGGCCTTGTTGCTGATGCCCTTAAATCTACCGGAATGAATGAGGCGGTTATACCAAAGGCCTTAAAGCTTTACGACCGCGCCATTGTCGAGCAAAAAGACGGCGCGTTAAGCAATGCCGATAAAGTGATAGAGCACTTTAAAAGCGAATGGGCCGATTTCTTCATGGAAGTACGCACTGACGGAACAAACCCGCCCACGCCACCAAAAGGCAGCGGATCGGTAGGCAAGACGGTGAGGGAATTAATGATAGAGGCTAACAACAACCCCGCCAAGATGCCTGAAATACTAGCGCAAATTGACGCTATGAATAAACCGAAAAAAGAATAACAGGAGGAATTAATACATGTCTACAATAGGAATTTTTGACCAAAAAATATGGAATCCCCAAGTATTTGGGCGATATATGGAAACAGTGCCACGAACTAAGTTAAACGAGCTACTCAGGAGCGGCGCACTCAGGCCACGCCCTGAATATGCGGCTATGTTCCCAGAACAATCAGGCGGTAATTATGCAGTGCTACCGATTACCGGGCGCATTGGCGGCGACCCCGCAAAATATGATGGCGTAGAAGATATGCCTGTATCTGGACTCGATACATACATGCAAGGCATGATTGTAGCCGGTTTCATGAAAGGGTGGGAAGAGAAGGACTTTACCCAGTCTATAACAGGCAATGACTTTATGCGAGATATTGCATCACAGGTTAACGATTATTGGGACGATTTCGACCAAAAGACCATTATATCTATGTTAACAGGTGTTTTCAACATGTCGAACTCAATAAGTCAACCCTTTATTGATACTCACGTTACAAGTCACGAAGGTCACTTTGATGAAACTACACTTAATACGGCAGCGCAAAAAGCCAGTGGTGATAACAAAAACATATTCACGTTAATAATTATGCACTCGTATGTAGCGACAAACCTTGAAAACGGGAATTTGATGGAGCGATTAAAGTACACGGATGCAAACGGCATACAAAGAGATTTAAACTTGGGCACTCTTAACGGTCGCACAGTGCTGATTGATGATTCCGTGCCTGCTAGTGGCGGCAATTACACATCATACTTACTTGGTAACGGTGCGATAAACTACGCTGATGCAGGCGTTAAAGTGTCAAATGAAGTATGGCGCGATCCGAAAGAAAAGGGCGGCCTTGACCAATTACTGACCCGTCAACGGAAACTGTTTTCTCCATTTGGCATTAGCTTCACCATGGCGGCTATGGCCTCGAAGTCCCCGGCTCTCTCTGAGCTTGAAATGGGCATAAACTGGGAAGTTGTGCAGAATAGCAGCAGAACCGAAACAATCGACACAAAAGCCATTCCTATAGCAAAAATTGTTACGAGGGGGTAGGGGAACATGGCTATTGAAAAAAGAGAAATAAATGGGCAAATAGTAGGATTTAACACAAAGACTAATTCTTTCTGCAATTTGCCGGATGATTTTGAAGAAGCCAATGACGATGGATACCGCGAAAATCAACTTGCGGAATTGTTCGTTGAGTTAAGCACAAAACCAGTAGAGGAACTCATTGAATATGCCAAGAAAAACAGCATTGACATAGGCCAAGCAACTAGCCCAACCGGAATCCTAAACAAAATAAAAGAGCATTATGAGGCTTAGCTTAAAGGCCTTGTTTTTATTTGGAGGTGTGAGCGATTAAGTTAAATCAACAGCTCCTAGATATGTTTAAGCACTGCAGAAACATAGATGATGCTATTATAAGCTCTGAGCAAGGCGATTTTGAGGTCGAGGACGGAAAGATCGCCTTGAAAGGTAAGTATATCATTGGGCAATGGATTTATTTGGGTGGGTCTATCCTTAATGATGGTATGTATCTCATAAGGGGCGCCGAAAGCAGCCTGTACTCGCTCTCTAACGGCTCCGATGAACAAATACCCACCCAGGGCAACGAGGCATTTACAGGCCAAGCTTTAGGCCTTAGAGTTGACCAGGGATTTATAGCCTTGGCTAATGAAATCAGAACATTTAACGAGAAAAACAAGCCAACAGGCAAGGCAAGTGAAAAGTTCGGTGCTTACAGCTATACACGCGCAACTGGTTCAAACGGGGCGGCAATTGACTGGAAAGAGGCTTTCAGGAATCGTCTTAACCCATACAGGAAGATGTTTTCAAAGATAAACCTCAACTCTCCCCTTGTGATTAACAATAACACAGGGGGCGGTGGTTCGGGCTCAGAGAACCCGAACTTAAGAGGCATAAAAGCGCAGATAGAAGCCATGAAACAGGATATCGGCAACTTAAAATCAGGCGTCTCAACAAACAAGTCAGACATACAGGGTGTGCAACTCACTCTTGCCGACCTTGAAGAGCAGTTGAGGGCGCTATTAGGGCTTTGGGGGGACGGAGGGGGCGTTGACCTATCCGGCCTATTTGTTGATATACAGGGCTTGCGACGAGACGTAACGGCGTTAGAGGAGCGACTTGAGGACATAGACACTGGCCTGATTATAGAGATTTTATAACAAAGGAATGATTTAATATGACGACAGCAAAAAGCATTGTTCTCAGGAAACGCATAGATGGACTTTTAACTGATTTAATGGCGCGTACAGATGTCCACAACGTTATTATGGATAATGGGCGACCATTGTCTGTGTTTTTAGCGACAGCCCTTACACAAGCCAATATTACGGAGTATGTTGACTCAAGAATAGACAATATACTAAATGTCAACCCGGGCATCTTAGAAACGCTGGGAGAGCTACGCAAGGCTTTGGAGGATAAAGGAGATATAGTTGCGCAAATAGTTACTGACCTTGAAAACAAGGCAACCAAAGCGGACTTTGATGCTTTAGAATGGGCATTAAATGCAATAGGGCCGGCAGTAAATGATTTAATGAACCGGCTGCCGTCGGTGGAAACACTAACACAAAACCATAATGGGCGCATAGCAACGCTAGAAGGTGCGGTACAGAACCTTGGCGACCCGTCGGTCATTGCTGGGCTGTCACGTGTCATATTGGGCGAAGATGTCCCAGCTGATTTGCGTGACCAAGACTTGTTTTTGCAAATCGTAGATAGCGCAGAATAAGGAGGTGCATGATGGCTGGTACCGAGGAAGTACGCGTTTTAACACAGCAAAGAAACAAGGTTATTTACCCCGTTAACGATATCAAAAGCGTTATCGGACTCGAAGAGGCGTTAGGAGGTTTAGAACTTACAGGGCTAGTTGGTGAACATGCATCTATAATCGTTGATAGGGTAAACCGGAAAATATCAATCCAGCTTAATGACTCATTTATAAGCGCGATTGACTTTATGCGAGCCGAAATTGATTATTTAAAAGAAAACATGAGTCAAGGAGGCCTTGTTGCAGGTACGCTAGGCGACAAGTCCCCCGGTGATATAGTTCATATCTATATGCATGGACAATTTAGGACATTTTTAGTTTGGCATAACGATGGAAATCCTTCATCCGATTATGACGGATATGATGATGCTGTTTTTTTATTGCAATTAGGCGTATTTGAGCCTATGCGCTGGGGCGATGCAACTGCTGGCGCTGACTATGCTAATAGCGAAAGGCACCTATGGTTCAATGACGCTTCGTCTGGCTTTCTTTCAATGTTGCCGGAATGGTTCAGAAATGGCTATTTGATCCAAGGTCGAATCCCTTATCGTATCGGGAACGTTGGTCACGAAGTAGGGGTCGGTGCAAATGGTCTATTATGTAGTGCGTTTTTACCTTCTCAGACTGAACTTGGAGTAACTTCTGCGTGGGACGCAGTTCCATTAGGTGTTAATTTTGGACTCTTCCCAACTGATGCGAGTCGAGTTGCTCGTGATGGCTTTAATAATCCAAGAGCTTATTGGACTCGCACAGTTTCACATGCAGCAACTAATTCGGTTAATGGTGTTAGCGCTACTGGCATGAACAATGCTGGGAATGTTGCTACCGCTACATCCCACTGGATACGCTTAGCGTTGGCTGCACAAAAATCAACTCCGCTTGATGCAAATAATATTTTATTTCAAGGCACGACAAGTAAAACAAACGTAGGGATTAAAGCCTTAGCCAGTGCAGTTACCAACAGACCGGTTTTACGAATAAGGGGGTAGCGTATGGCCTTAGAAGATTATTTTGAGCCTGTGTTCGTTCAGGACTGGATAAGTAAACCAGATGGATTTGGCGGCATTATTTGGGGCTGGGGCGATGGTGCCAAGATAAATGTTGGATTTATTTTGAACCAATCTATGGAGGCGCGAATTGCCGAGGCGCAGGGCATAAAAAGCGTTTATACTATCGTTTCAAGACCGAATTGCGGACTGGAGAATACTGATGTAGTTCGCCGGGAGCGAGACGGGGCTATGTATCGCATAACGAGTGACTTTGCCGAGTCGCCTGATGTTGCAGAGGAGCCAATGGCGCAGGCAAGCGCGGAAAAGGTGGTAAGGGCATGAAAATAAACATTTTAGGCACGGAGTACAATTATAGGTACGAGACAAGGGCAGAGCTTGATATGCCGAACACACTAGATGGCGAATGCTCTTACCAAGATAAAAAAATAAGGATAGTAAAAGATACCTATGAAACGCATGAACCTGAGCTTAGGAAACCCAAAAACCAACAGGACTATCTTAATCTTGTTAAGCGACATGAGATTATCCATGCGTTTATCTATGAGGCCGGCATTTCGCACAAGTATAATGATGAGCTCCTAGTTGATTGGTTGGCGGTTATGTTACCTAAAATGCTTGATGCTTGCAAGGTAGTTGATGCGATATGAGAAACGTCAGAGAGGTTCTTGCTGGATTTTGGGGAGGCTTCTACAATCGGAGTGCGCTACTCCCCGCCCCAACCCCCATCCCGGCATTTCAGAACGGTTATGTGTTTTTTAGGGATGCACAAGGGCGACCGCTGCCAGAACCAGTATACCCCTATATCACTTACGAGATAGCACTGCCGGCAATGTCGGACTTTGTTATATTGACCGCTAACATCTACGACAGGAACGCAAATAACCCCGGATTTATGGGGCTTGTGGATGATGTGCTAGATCAGGCTACCGAGCGGGTGCCAGAATCCGGCCTTATGCTTGATGTGGGTAACAGGGGAATGCTTGTGTTGCGCCGCTCAACTCCTTTTATTGATTATTTAGACGACCCAGACCAGTTTATATCTAGGGGCATTATTCGCTATGCCGTAGAAGGATATCTATATTGAGGTGAAGAGAATGTTAAAGAAAGCAAAGAAGAAAATAAACAAATTAAGCCCTGTCTGGAGCAAGGCGAAGGCAAAAAAGATTCATGAACTACCTAAGGAAGAGGTTAACCTTAAAGAAGAACTTGACGGCTTGAAAGCTGACAAGCAAGAAAGAGAGCACGGAGGTGCAAACAATGTCAGGTAGAGTATTAGCAGGTGTTACTAGTGAGACGTTTAGAAGTTTGCAACTGGGTCCAGGTGTTATAATCAAAGACTTTGACTATCACGAAATAGACACGTTCGAGGTTTTTCATAATGCTA